CTTCTCCTTCATCTAATTCCTCAGATAATTTTGCAGATAACATAGATTGTAATCTAGGTGTAAAAGCTTCTTCTAATGCGGCCTTTGCGTTTGCAAGAGCAACTTCACGGACTGCTTTAGCGTCAGCGATAGCCTCTTTTAAAATGTTTTTTGCCATTTTTAAATAGTTTTTTCTCTTTCGAGTCTCGTTAATAAATTGTACGGGAAATAAGGATATTAGGATCCTTAATAGGGTTATAAGTAATCAGGGACGGCTTATTAGGAAGCGCGTATGTTCAAACATACATATAATGGGGGGAGGGAAACCAAAAAAGGCGCCATAGGCGCCTTTAATGTGTTATTTAATTAAAAATTACTTTTTGTCTGTAAAAAATGATGCTACAAGGATTAAAACTATTAATCCTACAAAGCCACCTTCTCCAAATCCACTTACTAGTGAAGTTAAATTAGCGATTGCATCCATTCCAAATACTGTTCCGCCTGTTAAGACGTACCATAAGATTGTTACTGGGATGAAAGCCATAAATAATGCTCCTAATCCACCTAAAAATCCTTTTACTGTTGAAAATACTTTTTCCATTTTTTTAATGCCTGTTACCAGGGCTTTTTTTAATTAGTACTGCTTAAAATTTGTATGATAAACCTAAGTTGAAAGAACCTTCTCTTTCACCATTTTCATCTTCTTTTAAACCCATGCTGTAATTAGGTTCAACACAAAGACCTTTCCATACATCGTAAGAATAACCAAGTCCAACTGTTAAGTTGTCCATCATTTCTTCTGTTGGTGCTTGTACTGAAACGAACATATTTGCGTTCCAGTTGTAACGGCCCCATAAGTCATAAGAAGCTTCGCCTTCAGCGTCTTCTCCTGCTCTTACTATACCAGCCATACATTTATCGTTTACCATGTAACCGATACCCATATTGTCAGTAAAATTTGTTGTACCCCATTCTTCGTTTAAATCGCTATCAGGAGTGTTTATAGTAGTAACTACCATAAATTGTGCTGACGCAGCAAACGTTGTTAGAATAGCTACAGTCATTGTCATAATTAATTTTTTCATAATTTTGTTTTTAGTTAATATTTATTTTAATTTGTGAAAACGAGAACAGCTGACTACTGTTCTTGTGCTTTTGAAGTACTTATAGTACTTTATGTGTTTTTAATCTCTCATAGAGTTTAATTGTTTTATAACCTTTATTGTTTTGTAACCTTTATTGCTCGACATACATATAACAGAAATCTGCAAAACCCACGTTTTTTCGGGAAAATTTTTAGGAAATGAACAATCGAATGTTCACGACTAACATTTACACATACCTGTATTATCGCAGATAATATCGCGTATTATGTTATTTACGTTGCCATATTTATATTCAGGTATTTGGATTTTACCTTCATTTAAACCTTTTGGTGATAAAAATGCACCATGTGTTGAGGGAGTAGAAACAAAATCAAAACATAATAAATCATAATCATCCTGTACTTCAACGGTACCTTCATTCATGTTTTCCGATACTGAACCCATACCACGAGAGCTAATACCAATAGTGATACCTGAACCAAATAATGCTTTTAATATATTTCCTGCAGGTGTAGGTAATATTTCAACATCTCCCATTACATCATCACCTTCCCACCAACATTTTACTACATTGTGAGACACGTTTTGTAAATTAATTACTGAACTTTCTGGATGATCTAATTCGCCTAATGCTCTTTTTTCTCTAACTGGACCCTCCATATAAGATCTCATTTCTCTAGCTAAAATGTCTTTTGGATAAACTCTTTCGTTTTGGTTTTTAGCATTTGCCCTTTGTAAAACACCTGTAACAATTAATGGTTTGTTGGCTTTAATTGAAGCTTCAACTAATTGTTTATCTACGTTAAATGGTCTGTATTCTGTTAATAGCATGTTATTTCTTTTTTTTCTTAAAAGCGTTTGGTGTCATATATCCTTCACCTGAACCTGCACTAAATGAGGCACCTGTGCCTGTTGTATTTTCTTTCATTGATTTCATAAAGTCTTCAACCTTATTATATAAATCTTCGTTTGATGATTTTATTTTATCTAACAAATCCCAAGCACTTAAATCTTTTCCTGGAAAATCTTCATCGTTATGATGTTCTTCTAAACCATCATAATTTCTTTGTTTAAGAGCAGCCATAATAGCATAAACAGCGTCTTGCATAGTATAATCATATCTATCTGCCATTGCTCTAATAAACTTATCTAAACTTCTAGATACTTCTGGATTTAAACTTTCATTCATATCCTCTCCTCGAGTTGGTAATGCTCTATCTCCTACAATTCCTAAAGTAACTAATATTTTATCTAAACTATACTTTTGAACTAAATTTTGTAAAAATTCAATATCATTATTACTCATAGATTCTTGGGAAGCTCCACTATATTTTTGTTTTAATTTTTTAAAATCATCATCATAAAAATAATCTGGATTTCCGCCGGGTGTATCCATTCCTGCTTCCGTTAAACGTTGTTTAGCTTGCCAGTCGTGTATGTTAAATGGTTTAGTCATTATAATTTCTTCTTACGTGTGTTCTAAAATTGTTGTATAGTTCTTTTAATTCTTCAGATAATTTATATAATACCATATCGTCTGGATTATTATCTGATAATTTTTTCATATCCTGAGCTTCTGCTTCTATATCATTAACCATATTACTAAAAGATGGTTTTTTAACTACTTTTGATGTTACTTTTCCTGTTTCAGGGTCTGCTGGTCCATCTACAAAATAGTAATCTTTCTCTCTATTTTTGCTTTTATTTCCTCTAGCAGGATCTCTATCTGATTTTAATTCAGTTAAAGTTGATTCTTTTACATTATATAATTCAGTAAGACTAACCATGAATAGTTTTTAACTCGTTTACTAATTCATAATAGTTAAGTAAGTTAATTACATTGTCATCATTTACAGATGTTTTTTTACACAATGTTTTTATCATTCCTTTTGTTTCAGTTAATTTAATAGCTACCGCTTTATCTTCAACTTTTTTAGAATATTTTCCAAGTATATTTTTAACTTCTTTGATTTCTTGGTTGACATAAGACTTAAGAGCAGGACTATTACTAACGCTGTTAACATATTCTTTTAATAAGGTTTTTTGGTTATCTTCTAAGCCACTGTATTTGTCATTAAACTTTTCAAGTATAACTTTGTAAGTAAGTAATCTAGTGTCTTTATCTTCTTTATTAAAATTTTCTAAAACAACATCTTTTTTAAGGGATGTTTGTTTTCTTGTAATATGTTCTAAAATACTTACTTTAGAATCAACAATAGATATTGGTGTGGCGTTTGTGTTTTCAAGTAAATTAAAAATAGACGCCATTACTTTGTAGTCGGTTATTTGTGCTTTAAAGAAATCGTTTACATTATATGTGTCTTTAATCTCTTTAATTAAATTATACTTTTCTCTTCTTAATTGACTTTTATTTAACTTTCCATGTGCCTCCAATAAAGTATCAATTAATATGGTAGCTTGACTATCTTTATTATATTTTTGGGTGGCTAGTGTATGGTATATCTTGTATTCTTTTAATAATTCTGTTTTAGAATTAAAGTGTTTCTTTAAAAAGGACAGTGATTTTGGTGGATTACCTGCAATAGTATCAGAAGTTAACTGTCTAGTTAGAAGTTCAAATAAGATCCCAGTATTCTTGTACTTAGAATGTTTTACTTTCATTGTTTTATAAATTCGAATTTATCGTATATAAATATAAACCTATTCCTGAGGCTTGATATTTTTTTCAGATAACATTCCTTGTTCGTTTCCCTCTTTAAGTATTTTTTTCTTATTTAATGCTTTTTGTAAAGTTTTCTTTATTGATTTTGCTTCAAAAGTTGAAACCTTATTCCCCCCCGACTGTTTTTCGGGTTTAGAAAGTGATTGTCCTTTTTTACCTAATGGATCTCTACTAAAATTACTTTGATCTGAACCATAATTTTGAGGTTTTTCAACTGGACGTCCTGGTTCTTTTTCATCATACCCTGTTGGGACTTGTGCTGGTCCTACTTGTTTATCCCTTTTATTACCATATAAGTTAGCTAAATCATGGGGAGTACCATAAGAAACACCTGATTCTGTCGGGTCGTTTCCTTCATTTTCAAGTTGTGATAGTCTGAATGCATCCATTGCATCCTCCAACATAGTATCTTTTTGTTCATTATACTGGTCAGGAGATAACCCAAATACGTTTTCATAAACCCAATCTTTACTAAATAATTTACCATCTATCATTTCTTTAGCTACAGCTGTTTTTGAAGTGTATAATTCTACTTTTTCTTGTTCATAAATAATCGAAGGGGTAGTTAATTCAAGTTTAAAATCAACTAATTGTTCATCTTCAAAACCTTGTGAATACAAATGTACTAATCCTATTTTAGTTAATTCTGACTCTATAATTCGTTGAATACGTTCAACTGTTCTAGCAAATCTAACGTCCATACCTGCTAGTGTTGATTTTCCTTCTACCCCCTCTTCATAACCTAAGAATGGTTTTGGGATTTTTAAGGCAGCCATCATTTTATTTTTTAAATACTCAATGTCATTTGTACCATCATAATCTAAACCTTTAGTAGTTTCAATTTTCGTAGTATTATCATTACCCCTTACTGGAATATAAAAATCCTCAGTGATGTTTTGCATGTTATACTTTAAATTATAATCACCCGTTTCTTGATCGATGTAAGGTGTTTTCTTCATTTTATTTATAGTTTCACCCATAAATTGTTCTACTTGTTCTGGGGGGATAGCTCCAACATTAATATAAAATGTTCTTTTTTCAGGAGCTCTCATAATTCTATGAATTAACATAGCATCCTCCATTAACATTAATTGTTTAAATACTTTTCTAGATGGCTCTAAATAAGATCTACCATAAGGAAGATAATTTGAATCTGTAAGTAATCTAAAGTGAGCAACTTCATAATTTTCTAATGTAAATTGGTCTCGTCTAATTGTGTTAGTTGCACCTGAAGCTAAACCGTTTGGATCCATTGTAAAACGAGTGTAAGATGGATTTTCTGGATCTGTTCCTTCTTCTCTTACTACTTCATATACAGATAAAGGTATAACATTATACACACCAAATTTTTCACTTACTTCCATTTTTAAATACATGTCTCCATATTTACACATATTTCTAACCCATGTAGATAAATTAAATTCTATGTTTAAAACATCATAAAATAAATTTTGTAGTACTTTTCTAACATTTTCATCAGCGGAACTTATATTTAAAACATCCCCATATTCATTTCTGGTGGTACATTCATCTGAAATAATATCTAATGCAGCTGCTATAATTGGGTCATGATCCATCGCTTCATAATCACTATAAAGCTGAAGCCTCATTGACTGATAATTCAGTGTAGGATTATATTGTAATGATGATCCTACAGGTTTGTGTAAACGTGTAAATCTATCATATAATGAATTTGTAGCTAGGTTTCCATACTTCTGGATCCTGCTTGTGTCCATGATTTTTAATTGCTTCCCCCCAACGTTTCTAATGATTACATCACTTGAAAATAATCGTTGTAATCTTGAAAATATACTAGTATTTGCCATTCTTTTGTGTTTGTTATAAATATATTAAAGGAGCCAAGTCAAATCTTGGTGCCCATGTTCTCCCATATCTTGGGACCAACCCGCTTCTTTTTTGTTTACCCCTCCGGTGTAAACACCTGGAGAACTTTTTGACCAGTTGCTTAATGCTGCTCTTGTTATGTCAATCCCTTGTTGTGCAAATTTTAATGCTGTGTCTCTTACATAACATGCTGTTGCTAAAGACATCACTAAATCGTCATTATAACCACCTTGTGCTTCTGCTCTTCCATTTTTCCAAATAAAAGTACGCATTTCTTCCAACGTTCTTTTTCCTTGAATTAATATTGCTTTGTCTCTTAAGTAAGCATCTAATTTTCCTATTGTTAATGGTCTTGTTTTCATTGACATTGTAAAACCAGGAACCATTTTTGTTGTGTCTGTTATATCGTATCCCTTAGCTAAGAAAGATTCTGCGTTTGTTGCGGCGTCTCCCTTAGGTGAATAATATAAGTTTTTGTACCCCTTATCAATTACTACTTGAATTGTATTCCACCCTATATTAGCGTTTTCAATTACAAGTAATGCATTATTATATTCAGTTGCTACTGCAACTAACATATGACCAAATTCTTTAGTGCCAATTTGGCCTTTAAATTCACCAATTTGTTTTGATTCTTCAATGTCTATAATATGAAAGGCTGAAAAATCTTTACTGTCACCACGAGCAACGTCAGCAGTTATCATATAATTTCTTGAATAGTCGGGATACTCCCAAATATGTAAATCTCCCCCTATGCCTCTTTTTTCTACAGGTTCACATATATTTGAAGCTTCAATAAATTTCATTATTTCTGTTTCAAATACTGTATTACCAGAGGTAGTGAAATCACAATCACATTCTTGTGCTGCC